TCTGGCTAATACATCAGCCGGAAACGCATTCGTCAACTCTGTACTGGCATTCCCCTTCGCGTTCATTCGCCTGCTTAAACCTAACTAAAAGGATTTCCCTTTTAGTAGGAGCTCTCCGTACTTTATATGGTACGGTTTAACCAATATAGGAGTTAATATTATGAGCTGGATAGATACAAAAACAACCCAAGAGTCTCTAGAAATACTGGGACAGCTTTCTGACATATGTGCCGAATTAGGAGGTCCATTAAGCAAGGTCTGAACGACCTAGTAATTGCTAAGGATTACCTACGGCTGATTTCATATGAAATGGACTACAGTGAAGGCGACTACAACGACATAAAATATGCCCGGCAGATACTAGGATTTTTCCAGAAATTGGATTTCCTAGAGCTGGGCGTGTCGAAGGTTGGTACGGCCGCCGAACGGTTCATCAAGTCCGAGAGGATGTGTAAAGAGACAAATGCCCGCATTAAAGGATCTCACCTTTCGCCGGAAAAAACACCGGCAAACATTCAGCGTGTCTTATCGACCGCTCAATGGAAAATAGGTGAGATTCTCGATGTGCGGCCGTCTCTGCACGATTTTTCTTTCTCATTTGGACCAGGAGCAAACACCAACGTTAAGAGCGCACTAGCTTGCCCTCGGGCGAAGCTTAGCGCGTTACTAGAGTGTAGTACGGATTTATCCCCAACAGTTGGGTGCTTTTTATATGAAGTACCCAGTTGGACAGCCCTTCACGCGATACCTGAGGACGAGGTAGGCCCTTACAAGCCAAACTCGAACAACAGGTACATCGTAAATGTGAAGCAAGTCCCTGGTAAGGTTATTTTTGTACCAAAAAACGCAAAGACCCATCGTTCTATCGTGATTGAACCGTTATTAAACTCCTTTTTCCAAAAGGGCGTTGGTTCGTATATTCGCGAAAGGTTAATGCGCGCCGGAATTGATTTACGTGATCAGCAAAGAAATCAGTCGCTTGCGATGAAAGGCAGCCTCGAGGGAAACCTCGCTACTGTTGATCTTTCAATGGCCTCTGACTGTTTGTCACGCGAATTAGTTTGGAGCCTCCTGCCTTATGATTGGGCGTCGCTTTTAAGCGAGCTACGCACATCACGAGTTACCGTGCCACCTGTCGTCGAGCTCCAAAACCAATTACATGGTTACGGGCTTGATATCCAGAATGGCGAGCTTAATCTCGAGAAGTTTTCGAGCATGGGCAACGGCTACACCTTCGAGTTAGAATCCCTGATATTTTACGGGATTTGCATCGGAGTGTGTAGGGAATTAGGCTTACGGCAGAAGGACGTCAGCGTCTACGGGGATGATATAATAATTCCCGTAGAAGCCTGCGAGTTACTTGAGACAGTTTTGACTCACTGCGGATTCTCCTTTAACAAGGATAAATCTTTTAACAGTGGGCCGTTTAGAGAATCGTGTGGTGCTGATTTCCTTTCTGGTTTCGATATACGGCCGTTTTATCAAAAGACTCTGATAAGCGGACGGACCCTTTTCACCATGCATAACTGGTTCATAAGACACGGCGAGTTTGAACTCGCTCAC